TTAGGATTGGCTTCTCGACTGACGACAGCGCTGAGATCTCACCCAGCTTGGACAGTTGCATGTTCTTGAGTCGCTGGGCATCTTTGGCCAATCTCACGTGGCCCATGCATCGCTCGATGTTATCGACAAACCAGCGTTTGCCGTACACCACCACAATCGGGATGCACTTTCCTGCGATATACCCGCAGTCTTCGAGCACTTTGCCGCCGGACATGATGTACTTGTGAACGCGCTTGCGCTTGACTTTCTTTTGTCGAATTTCACGGGTGCCAATGGCCGCGAGGGTTTCTTCAAGGGTTTCGTCGGCCTCGAATTCGGCTGCCGTGTATCGCTCTTCCTCGCCTGTGATGGTTTGGAAGATGCGGATGGTCTCGGTCTTTTCTTCGACCTTGTAGTATTCGGCCACATAAACAACATCGGGGGTACACCAGTCGAATTCATACTGGTGAATGATCTTTGGCCAGTCGGTTGGATCGTCGCCCCAGGTGTCTTTGTAGGCCTGGCGTGTCATGCTGGTGACGACGTAGCAATACTTGGCGTCGGACTTGTCCTGGCGCTTGGCCCCGAGGTCAAAGAACACCGAGCTGTCAGCGTCGAAGATGGGCTCGATCCTGATGCGCTGGCGGTCGTCCTCGTCGTTTTCCTCGTCTTCGTAGACTGTGCGCAAACGCCATGCCCCGATGCCGCCGCCGACTGCTTCCTCGAAGGCGTTATCGTATGCTTCATCGGCTACTGATGCTTGTTCATCGGCACGATAAAGGCCATCGCAAACTTCGGCCAGTTTGTCATTGTCTTCGCCGTCCTTCGAAACGAAGTCAACCGTGATGCGGTTGTTTCGGTACTCGTTGACCACGCGAATGACGGCAAGCATGACCTTGTTTACTTCAAACTTGGGTTTGTTCTCGTACTGTTGTTCGAGTGGGCCTTCCCACTGAGCGCCAGCAAGCGAGTAGAAGCGCCGGTCTTGGAGGCATTGTTGGCGTTCATCGCGCAGTGCGCTTTGCACATCATCGAATTGCGCGAGGGCTTCGGCGTGCAGGTTGGAGAGGCGTTGGTCGTTAGAGATTCGGGCCATGGGTGGATTTCCTCAATTTGTGCGATTGTCTCACCAACGGTGGGCGGTGGGCAATGGTGTAAAGCTGGCGGGCTTGGCTGCACCGGAGCGGCGCACGGCTTCGCAGGCGTAGCGCAGGGCGTCAATGACGTGGTTTTTCTTGTCCTCAAGCACGGGTAAGATTTTCCCCGTTAGCGGGTCTTGCTTGTAGCTGTAGAGGGTGAGTTCGTCAATTGTGTGGATGCACCGAGGATGCACGACGATGTCGTAGTTCTTCAAAAACTCTATGCCTTCCTCAACTGACTTCGGCCCTTTGACCGCTGTCATGATCTTTGGAAACCCGTTCTTTTTCATGTGGCTGATTGTCTCGGGACGGGCGCTGTCAGCAACGATGGGCCACTTTTCTGCCTCCGGCACAGTCATGAACAGCTCTGGGGTGTTCACGATCTCGCAGCCGACCATGTAAGCCTCGTAGTCGATGTAGAGGGTGCGGCCAATGATGTGGCAGCGCACCAAGGTGGTGGGGTCGATGGAGAAACCCCAGTCAGCGCCGAGGCGGTGGATGGCGTCCTTCGGTGCCTCGAACTCCTCGACTTTCCAGTTCTTGAATACACGGGTATTGCTGTTGGTCAGGTAGCCGCCCATCCAAACGTGCTGATATTTGTCTGGGTCACGCCTCTTGTCGTATTCCATCTCATCGCGCAGGACGTCTGGAAACCACGGGTTGTCGGTGAAGTTGACCTTCAGGACTTGGGCGTCCTTGGGTGGCGTGGGGCCGCGCAAAAGGAAGTCCACTGGGTCGGCTGCCTGGCGTGGGTTCCATGTGAACCAGAGTTCGGACTCGGGCTTGCGGATGGTTGGGCGAAGCAGGTCTAGGCTGGTCTGGCTCAAGGATTGGGCTTCCTCCACCCAGGCGCAGTCGTAGCCCTCAAGTGATTTGATTGAGTCGGCTGTGTGGTTCTGCATACCCTGGAAGATGATCATGCCATCGCCCTTCTTGGACTTGATCACGGCTTCCTGCACCTCGAAGTACGCGCCAGCATTCATCTGCTCGATCTTTGTCTCAAGCAGGCGTTTCACAGACTGGTTGAGCGACTTCTGAATCTCACGCACGCAGACGCTGCGCCGCTTCTGGTCGAGGATGTGGGCCTCGATCATGAGCTCGGCAAAGAAGTGGGACTTGCCGGAGCCACGGCCACCCCATGCGCCTTTGTAGCGGCTGGGGTTGAGCAGGGGCAAGGCCCATTCTGGCGTTGGGAGTTGCAGGGTTGTCAAAATAGGCTTCCTTGCTGCACTACAGAATCACCAAATGGGACGTTTTGAATGATCGGCTCTAATGCTTCTTTGACTTCTGCGATGGCGTTAACAAGCATGGTTTTGCCATCTTTGCGCATGGCCGGGTGTCCGTTGCAGCACGAAAAGCGCCAGACTGCGCACCCGGCATCGTCAATCGTTCGGTGTTGAATGTCGGTGAATAGGCTCATGCCTTCACCACCACTCGCTCAATGCGCGTGACCAGCGGATTTGCCGAATCGCCCGAAACTTCCAGCTTGTCGCCGTATTTCTTTGGGGCCAGCTTTGAGAGAAGCCATTTGCGTGTGTCGATTTGGACCTTCTTGTCAGCCACCGCGCCCGAGTCAGTTGCACCTGAGTCAGTCGATCCAACTGGACGATCGGCAATGTCGAGTATGTCGCTGGCCATCATCTCAAGCAAGTCCTCGCGCGCGCGCGCGTATTGTGCAGCGAGGTCGGCATCATCATTGAGCCACAAATTAAACGTGCTTTGATTTACCCCAGCTTTTTTGCACGCTTTGAAAGCGCTCAGACCGCTGCGCATTCCTTCCAGCACCTGTGCGCTAATTGTGGCGCGGTCTTCACTGCCCGGCTTTGTTCGCTTTGTTGGAACTTTTGCTTTGTGTGATTTAGTCGTCATGCCTGATTGTCTTTTATGCTTTGTATTCATGCGCCTCCTCCACCAAATAAATCTAACACACCGACGTCAGCATTTTCGGGTTTTGTGGTGCTCATAGCCACCTCGCATAGCTTTTGCACACCATACCCAAGAGGCTGGCAATGCGCACCTCTTCGGTCGCGCCCCTGCTTTCATCCGCGCCGGGCAGGATTGCCACTGCATCACAATCCATCAACATTTTGATGTCTGCTTTCATGTGGGTTTCCCACGGGGCGGTTTCTGGCACGCCGTTTTCCACCGGGTTCGCCACCTCGTAGCCGCGCTTTCGCAGCTCCGCCGCCGCCGCATTGAATGCGTGCTTGTTGAAGTCCGGTAGGCCGGTCATTGGGCCGCTAATGTAAATTTTCATTCGTCCACCTCGTCAAACAGGTCAATGGTATTGCGGTCGTTCTTGGGTGCGCTCTTGCGGCCCACCACCGGGAAAACCAAGCCGCTCTTGCGCTTGGAAAGCTCGATCAGCCCAGCCTTGCGGGCGCAGGTCGGGCCGACGGGCATGGCACCAATCATCACGGCGGCTTTTTCCATTCGGCGGCCGCATAGGGCGCAGTGCAATCTCATGCGGCCACCTCAATTGCAAGTTGTATGCGCTTGCCAATCCAGCGAACCACGGGCACGGCCCATGAGTTCCCCAGCGCCTTGTACCGCGACGGGTTCATGAGGGGCAGTGCCCATTCTGGCGTTTGGAGCTGGAGGACGGTCATGCAAACAAGTCACGGTTGATTGATTCTAAAAAGGCTGTCGTTTCTTTTTGCATGGCCGCTTCAATCCTTGCATTGGCAATTGATGCGTACTCTTCGGACAACTCGCACCCAATAAATGAAAAGCCTTCAAGCATCGCGGCCTTGCCGGTGGAGCCACTACCCATGAAAGGGTCAAGCACCACACCGCCGGTCGGCGTGACAAGTCGGCAAAGGTAGCGCATTAGGTCGGTTGGCTTGACTGTTGGGTGAATGTTTTGGCGCATCTTCACCTTGTTCATGCCGCTATTGCCGTCATCGTGCTCAAGGTTGCCGCGCTTCAATTCGGCCTGTGCTTGGTTGCCGAATGCTGTTGCTTTGGCCTCAAAACCCTCAAGCCCTTCATCACGGTCTTTCTTGCTTGCTTTGGCGCAATAGAAGAAGCGTGCGGCGCTGCCTTTGTCGCTAAACCCTCTAACAGTCGTATCTTGCGTAACGGTTGAATTTAATGCGTTTCCAGCATAAAGCTGCCTTCCTGTTGGGTTGCGTATCGCACTGTTGCTTTCAGGAAACCCCGCCAGCACTTCATCACTACCGTCCAAAATCAGGTTTGCTGGCCAGCGGCCCGTGCCCGGTACAGGTTTGCCGAATGGGCCGTTGAGCCCGTCTCCATATACTCGCGCACCTGCACCTGCACCTGCACACCCGCCATCAGTACCAACCCTACACCCATCCACGTTAATCGCACCCGTGCCGTGTTGCAGGACGTTCTCGGCTACCGTGCCAATCAGCGGCTTACGTGCCACCGTTATCGGCTCAAGTGCGGGTTTGAGTGCAGTCCCCCAGCCTTCCCATTGCTTCGCTTCGGGGGTGGCGGCTATTGTAATATCTATTGAGCGATTTATAGAAATGTCTGCACCTTGTATTGAGGCTATACCGTTTTTATATCCTCCAGCCGTTCCTTCTTCACCGTTTATTATTTTCTGCCCCACCACCTCACGCTCGGCTTCTATGCGGTCAACAAGTTCATCAACCCAAGCAGGAATA